GAGCACCGTGTTGATGGCCGTCGTGACGCCGGACGCCTCGACTGCCTTGCCGATGTACTCGGTGACCGCATTTCCGAGCTTGGTGAAGCCGTCCGAGATCGTCTGGTTCGTCTGCGCGAACTGCGCCTCGATCGGTGCCTGCGCGTTCAGGATCGCCCGGAACACCCGGTCCGAAGTGAGCTTGCCTTCTTCGCCGAGCTTCTTCAGCCCCGCAATCGTAACGCCGAACTCATCGGCGATTGCCTTCGCGATGACCGGCGCATTCTCCCGGAGGGAGCGGAGCTCGTCGCCTTGCAGCACCCCGGAACCGAGCGCCTGGCCCAACTGCAGGATCGCCGCCTGTTGTTCCGCCGTACTCGCGCCGCCGGCCTTCATTGCCTTCGCCACGAGGTTCGTGGCGGTCGCAATCTCTTCCTCGGACTTCGCCACACCGGAGGCTGAGCGGATCAGGCTCGCGTAGAGCTGCGAGTAGGCCTCGAGCGAGGTCCGCGCGTCGTCGGCCCCCTTCCGAAGATCGGAGAGGGAGCGCGTCTGTACACCCGCCGATGCCCCGGCTGCCCGGATCAGGTTGTTCGCCTGTGTCCATGCGTCCGCATAGCGAACGATCTCGCGCGTCGAGAGCGCGGCGCCGATCCCGGCGAGAGGCGCCGTGATGGCCCGGGAGATTTCCGAACTCATCTGGCGATAGCGGTTCTCGATGGCGCGGGCGTTGGAGTTCGTGATGCCGAGCGCCTTCTGCATCCCGGCTTGGTAGCCACGGACATCAGCCTGCAGCGAGACTATGAGGCGCTCTAGATCGGTCGCTATGATCGCCTCCTGCCAAAATTTCTGCTATGCTTGCGCCCCGAAACCATCAGGGCACAAAGGAACGGATTGATAATGTTGACTGCGCTTGCTTTCGCGGTGCTCGCCGGGCTTTCCTACTGGATCGTCCAACTCGTTAGAGTGGCAATGAAAAAGCCTGGCGCGAAGAAACAGGCCCTGCGAGGACTTGGATTTGCCATCGCATGTTTCGCTGTTCTCGCGATAATAGCGCCCAAACCCACCGAAGCTGAGCGGCGCGCCACCGTCGACGCCAAGGCGCAGGCGAAGATCGTCCGGGCATGCTCGGACGACGGTATGTTTTTCGTGGTAGCCCAGAAGTTTGTTCGACAGGCCCTCAAGGCGCCAGCCACCGCCCACTTCCCGTCATCGCCAACTCAAGTGATCAAGATAGCCGACTGTCGCTACGTCGTGACGAGCTACGTTGATGCCCAAAACTCATTCGGCGCGCAGATCCGCAGCACATGGGGTGTCGATCTCGAGTACCTGCCGGCGACCGATACCTATCAGGCGCACAACGTCGAGATTCAATGAACGACCAGCCCGTCTTTCTCCTGCATCCAAAGCCAGATCTCATCGACCTCGGTTGCCGACAGACTCTCATCCGTGGCGTGCGCGTCGTTGTAGCCCTGCACGACGACGTGCATCTCCCAGACGCTCATCTCCCGCATCTGGTTCGGGGTGAAGCCTAGGACGGCTCCAGCGCCGTAGACATCTCCGAACCGGACCTTTCCTCGGGGAAGCTCGGGTTGGGATTGCCGGTCTCGTTTTTTTTTGACTCTGAGATCGGCTCGTCCACGGCGCCGTGGAGAGCCGCCTTCAACACCTCGTAGGCAACTCCCACGCTCTCGTCGGGCGGGCGCTGCTCGACGTAGGTCCGCACCAGCCGGAGCGCCTCGACCGGCTTCATGCCGCCGCCGATCAGGCCGAGACGGATGATCTCGCGCGGCATCTTCACCCCGAGGCCGCGAACCGCCTCGGGGTTGAGGACGAACGATCCAAGCGAGGCGAAGAGCCCCATGAGATACCAGGGGCCAACGTCGAGGCTCTCCTGGAGCTGCTCGAGCTCACCGTACCCGAGGCGGAACGGATAGGTGTTGTCGCCGAAGTCGAGGGTGATCTCGCCGCTGCGGCTCATGCAGCGTCCCAATCCCACGGCACTTCTCCGTCGCTCTGCATCGAGATCGACGACTGCACCCGCTCGCCCTGCGAGCCAGTGACCGCGAAGCTGTCGACCTTGAACTTGCCGGTGAAGATGAGCGTGCCCGTCGAGAACTCGACCTCGACCTTCGCATTCGTGCTGTCGGTCGAATAGGCCGCCGTCAGCCACGTCTGCACGGATTCGGCTGCGAGCACGCCCTCCCCGGAAATCGATACCGACAGCGAGGTGGTGTCGCGCGCCACCCAGAACGGCGCATCGGGGTCGTCGCAGTCCGGCAGGTTCACCTCGGAGAGGTTCTGCGAGACCGTGATGCCTTTCGACGTGAGCCCGCAGGGGGCGGTGTAGACCTCGGGCTCGGCGCCGTCCCCGAGGAGGACGCGCATCTTGCCAAACTTCGCAGTCTGGGGTTGTGCCATTGAAGGCTCCATCTGGGGGAATGGCGCGCTGTCGCAGCGGGCCGGGCGGCTTGCCGAAGGCCGTTTCTCAGCGCCTCAGGCCCCGAGACCGGCAGGTCCGAGGCGGAGGAAGTCGCGATTTCGAGGGTCGGTTAGGGCTGCTCTACGAGCGCCAAGAACTGCACCGCAGCGTGGTAGGTTTCGCCGCCCGGATCGCGCAGACGCACCGTGCGCTCGTGCTCAAGGGAGACGAGCGCGTTGTCGGTTAACTCGGTCTCATAGTCGTGGAGGGCGACGCGGATCGCCTCGGCAATCGTCATGCACTCCGTCGAGCTCGTGCTCCACGCGTCCCACTGAAACGAGACCTCGGCCCCCCCGATGCAGTCGGCGTCGTCCTGCGCCACGCCGATCGGGCCGACGCTGACGTAGGGCGTCTCCGCCTTGTCTGGAACCGCATCGTAGACGGGGACGGCAAGCTCGGCCTTGAGCCGGGCGACCATCATCTCCTGCAGTTCAAGGACGGGGCTACTCACTGCGCCGCAACCTTCTGGGCAGCCTTGCGGGCGGCGCTGCGGAGCCGGCGCTTGGCGCCCTTCTTCGACGCCCGGAAGGCTGGATAGAAGAATGGCTGGGCCGGGATGGCCGGGATTTCAGCCCCGGCGAACTTGCCGCCAGCCGTGTGCGCGCGAGTGCCGAACTCCACGAAACGCGCGTACCAAGCCTCGTCGTTCCCGGCGTAGATCGTGATCGTCAGATCCCCCTTGCCGCCGGTGGCGATCGCCATGGCGCCCTTCGGCACCTTGCCGCCCCACGTCCAACCGATGCTCTTTTCGAGCGCGTGGCTGTCCTTCGGCACCAGGCTTTTCATCATCGCGACGATCTCGTCGGCCTGCCGGGCCATCTCGATGCGGATTTCTGCGCGGGCCACGTCCGGGATCACCTTCAGCTTCTGCAGCAGCTTCGGCATGCCGATGATCTTGGCTTTGACGGCGAGGCTCATGTTGCAACCCCCGACTGCGCCAGCACATCGACCCACGCCCGCCCGGGATCGAGCGTCACGTCGCGGATGTTGAAGACAGTGCCGCGGCGCACGTCCCTCACTCGCCAGTCCGTCGCCAACGCCCGCGTGAGCGAAGAGGCCCGAACCCGGATGACCTGCGTGTGGATACCGCCAAGGCGGGCCTGCATGACGCTTTCGGTCCCGCGCCCGACGTGAATGTACTCCGCCGCGCACTGGAACTGCTCCTGCCAGTCGTCCTCCGTGTTCCCGTAGTCATGCGGGAAGTCGGGGTTTACCTGCACGCGACGGTCGAACGCGACGCGCTCCGTCAAGCTTCCGGCTCCCGACATTCGGCCTCTCCGCTTCTACGGCCGCGCCCGCGGCGATGGCCGGCTCGGCGCAGCGCCGGACGACGTTGGCCGTCATCCCGGGCTGGTAGTGGACGTGGCAGCGCGAGGTCAGCTTCGCGACGAAGGGGGCCGTGAAGCGGACCCACATCAGCGATAGGCGCCCGATCCGCGCCGATGCGGAGGTTCGGCGCGCACGAGCCAAAACGGGGCATCCGGGTCTTCGCAGTCCGGCACGACCACCTCGTGAACGACTACCTCCGCCGCCATTCGCGCACCGCACCCGTCGCACTGCTCGCCGACATGCGGCAGATCGCTGCCACAGTAAGCGCAGACGCTCTTTCGAGCGCCGAGCGGGCGTATCGGTGTCGGGGGCGGAGGTCGTCTCTGGACGCGCCGCGGCTGCAGGCACCCCCCTCCCATCAGCGCGAGACGCCCGGGAAGTTGAAGTAGAGGGTCAGCACGCTCGTGCTCTTGGCGATGCCGACCATGCAGACGTACTCACCGGCGCCCACATCGGCATCCGGGCAGATCCCGCCTGGCGTGTTGGACAGGAAGTACGTGGCGCCAGCGGTCAGCGTCGCGCCGATCGTGATGTCGCCCGCGCTCTGCCCGACGAGCGGCTGGCCGTTGCCGGCGCTGTTGAGCGCAACGTGTGTCGCCTTGCGGGCCTCGGCCGTGGCGCTGTCGCTGTCGGCGAGCATCCACTTCTTCGTGGCGCTTGCCATGTAGATCGCCTGCCCGGCGTTGATGACTTCGCCCGCGGTCGCGACCTTGCTGGCGGCCGCATTCGAGCCGGCGATGACGTTCGCCGCGGTGATGACGAGATCGGCCATTGGCCCCTCCGAGTTGAAGATAAGCGATGCATTCTGGCCGGAGAGCGTGAGCGCCCCCGCTTCGGCGATCAGGAGCTGGGCTTGAGCCAATGCGGCACTCTGGCCCGTCAGGTCATAGGCTCCGGCGGCGGCGATCAGAATGTCACC